AACGACTCAAAGACACACGATAATGACTGAGAAGGTCATAGAAGGTCACCAACCGACCGAAGAAGGCTTAAACGGGCTTCAAACGGTTTTGGGTAGGGACACAGATCGTGAAAACGCCCTATTTGGCGTTCAAACGCCCAGAATTCACACGCCATTGAACGATTTGCCCTCACGCGGGCATGAATTGGTCGATTTAGCGTCTAGTCTGAAGATTGATTTACTGGAATGGCAGAAATTTGCACTTATCAACAGCCACAAGGTAAAGCCCGACGGTCGCTGGGCAACGCCTGTCAATTGCATTGTTGTAGCACGCCAAAACGGAAAGTCATTTTTGCAGCTGATCAGAATTCTAGGCGGCCTTTTCCTATGGGACGAAAACTTACAGATTGGGTCGGCGCACCGTCTTTCAACATCACTTGAACAGTTTCGGGCAATGGTTCAAATGATCGAAGGCAATGACAACCTTGCAAAACAGGTCAAGAAAATACGTTGGCAACATGGTGGCGAAGAAATCGAAACAATGACGGGCAATCGCTTTATTGTGCGTGCGGGTGGGTCAGCTGCTCGCGGTGTTTCACGACCTTCAACAATTCATCTCGATGAATTACGTGAGATGACAGACATTGAGAGTTTTGCTTCGCTTCGTTACACCCTTATGGCTGCGGCAAACCCCATGGTTATGGCGTACACAAATGCGGGCGATTCAAGCAGCGTTGTACTCAATCAATTTCGCGATCGCGCCTTGGCAAGCATTTCAGGCGTTGAGGACGACATAGGTTATTTCGAATGGTCAGCACCGACCGACGAAATCAGCGTAGAAAACGCACGGCACGCAAATCCGTCTATGGGCACGCTGATTCATGCCGACAACATTAAAAGCGTTTTAAATGACCCGCCTGATGTCGTAATGACTGAAGTATTGTGCCGCTGGGTGGTAGCGATCAATAGCGCGGTCGATTCTGCCTCATGGGGTAATTGCCTGGACAAAACGGCAGACCTTGACCCTGACAAATTGACTTGGCTGGCAATAGACCTTTCGCCTGATCGACGTCATGCCAGTTTGGTCGGCGCGCAGAAATTAGGAGATGAAAAGTTTGTTGTTAAGTTGCTGCATACCTGGGCAAATGAATTGCAATTGGACGATAAAGCAATTGCCAACGAATTGGCAGATTACGCCCGCAAATATCCAACCGAATACGTCTTGTACAGTCGAAAGACCAGTGGCGCGGTGGCAGCACGCCTTGCACCCGCTGGAATTCCCGTTTTCGACATGGATAACGCATATCCGCAGGCGTGCGACGAAATGTTGTCAGCAATCAATAGCGGTCGTCTGAAGCACAAAGGTCAAAGCCAATTATCCGAGGAAGTCTTGGCAGCGGTGCAATTGCGCCGTGGCGACGGCGGGTGGGTTATTGGAAGGCGTGCGTCACAGTCAGTCGTGTGTGGGGCGGTGGCAGTTGCGCTCGCAACACACTTCGCGACACGCCCAGACAATGATCTTGACATCATGGTCGGTTGATCGTATAAGCCTGCCACAATTCGGGCATGGCATTTTCTGATCTATTTACGCGTAAGGCTGATACTGCCGTCACGGTAGAAGCCGCACAGGTGGACGCAGCTGCTATTGCGCCTTATTACAGCGAAGTAGGAAATCTATTTCTATTTGGTGGGATAGTAACTGCGTCCCGTGCGGAAGCAATGAGCGTGCCAACATGCGCGCGCGCACTTGGCATTATTCAGACAATCGGTTCGCTTCCAATGCACACACGCAACGAAGCAACAGGCGAAAAAGTTTCACAACCTCGCGTTATCAATCAACCTGACCCACGCATACCAGGTGCAACATTTTGGGGTTGGATTATTTCAGATTTATTCTTCCACCCTGCTGCTTATGCGTACGTCATGGAACGTTATGCAGACACAGGAAAAATTCGTGCTATGGAGCGCATTGCACCTGAGCGCGTAACAATCCAAACGACTGGAATGGGTTTTGAAATTCAGTCGTATCAAATTGACGGTTCATTCGTTGATCCTTCAAATTTAGTCGTATTCAATAATACACAAGAGGGTTTGCTATCTCGTGCAGGTCGCACCATTAGGGCTGCTGCCGCACTTGAACGCGCTGCATTAAATTTTGCTAATGAACCGATTCCACAAATGGTTTTAAAGTCAAACGGCACATCACTTCCAGCAGATCGCATTTCTAAATTATTAACATCATGGCGTACTGCACGTGCGAACAAATCAACGGCGTTTTTAAATGCTGACGTAACACTTGAAACGATTGGATACGATCCAAAGAATTTGCAGCTAAATGAGGCACGCAATTACGTTTCACTTGAATTGGCACGTGCTTGCGGCTTGCCAGCGTACTTTACTGATTCGCAGCAATCTAGTTTTACGTATTCCAACGCTTTAGACAAGAGGCGTGACCTCGTAGATTTTGCATTTAGAAATTACATGTCAATTATTGAACAGAGGTTGACATTTTCTGATTTCACACCAGCAGGCAACAAAGTTTCATTTGATCTAGATGATTTCTTGCGTGGCAATCCTTACGAGCGCGCGCAGGTCTATGAAATCTTAAATCGTATCGGCGCAATGTCGATCGACGAAATACGCGAGGAAGAAGACATGCTGCTATGAAAAAAGTAATCACACCAATGCAAATCACTGCGGCAGATTCGAACAGTCGCACAATCACCGGTCGCATTGTGACATTTGAGGAAACAGGAAACGCCTCAATTGGTAAAGTGCAATTTGCAAAAGGTTCAATTGAACCAACTGCCGTTTTGCTTAACCTTGAGCATGACCGTACACGTCGAATTGGTAAAACACTTTCGATTGAGTCAAACGATCAGGGAATTGACGCAACATTTAAAATTGCTGAAACAACTGCGGGTAATGACGCACTTGTTGAAGCACAGGAGGGTTTGCGCGACGGCTTTAGTGTTGAAGTTTCATTTGACGAATACGAAACACTTAAAGACGGCACAGTTAGAATTCTTGCAGGTGAATTGACAGCCGTTGCATTGACCAGCGAACCCGCTATTCGATCAGCGCGCGTTGAGTCAGTAGCAGCAACAGAAGAAGACGAAGTTTCAGATTCAACAATTGAACCTGAAGAAACACCAACAAACGAAGGAGACGAAGTGGACAACACCGTCGCACAAGCGGAAGCCGTTGAGACGGTAGAAGCCGCACAGTCAGTAACTGCAACATCAAATAAGGTGGGCGGCTGGAAAGCCACACCACGTATCGAAATCACTGCTTCAAAGTATCTTGAAAACAAGGTTCTTGCTGCAACTGGTGATGAATCAGCACGTCAGTACGTTTTAGCAGCTGACAACACAACAGATAACGCTGGACTTGTACCAACACGTCAGTTGACCGAAGTTATCAACGGACTAGGCACAAGAATTCGCCCAAGCATTGACGCAATCAGCAGTGGTGCATTGCCTGACGCTGGAATGACTTTTGAAATTCCAAAAATCACACAAATGCCAACTGTTGCCGTAACTGCTGAAGACGCAGCATTTTCTGACACAGATCAGAATTCAGCGTTTCTTTCAGTGGACGTCAAGAAATTTGCAGGGCAGCAGAAATTTAGCGTGGAATTACTTACACGCACGTCACCCCTGTTCTATGATGAATTACTTCGTAACATGGGCGCAGCTATGGCGAAGGCACAAAATGCGTACGTTAATGGTTTGTTAATTTCAGGAGCAACACTTGACGGCACAACAGTTGCAACATATCCAACAGCAACCGAATTGCTTGGAATCATTTCACGCGGTTCAGCAAGTGTTTATGGCGCAACAGCGGGACTTCCAAATCCATTTGCACGCAATCTAATTGCGTCAACAGGTCAGTGGGCAAACCTAATGACATTGAACGACGCAGGTCGTCCAATTTATTCACAGGTTTCAAACCCTATGAACCAGCCAGGTGTTGCAGTGCCAACATCACTAACAGGAAACGTTGCGGGCTTGAACCTATACGTTGACCCAACAAACGGTGGAGACGGCGACGGAACACTATTAGTCGTTAACCCTGACGCTTACACATGGTACGAAGGTACTCAGTACCAATTGCGCGCTGAATCAACTGCTGACGGTTCAATCACTGTTGGTATTTATTCATTCGGTGCATTGGCAACAAAGATCGCCGCGGGTGCGTTCAAGAATAACAAGGCATAAGCCTAAAACTAATCATGCGGCGGGTTCTCCCGATCTCGCCGCAGCAGATCGAAAGGAACGGACATGCCAGCCATTGTCACAGCGAGTCAATTGCGTACGGTGCTTGGCGTGTCCGTTTCCCTTTATTCTGACGCTTATCTAGACGAAATTATCAACACAGCCGAAGCGGTTATTTTGCCAATGCTGGTTGCAAATACTTCATGCGTGACTGGATACAAACTAACTTCAAACGTCGCGACCTACTACACACAAAGACAACATCATTTTGTTGCTGGTCAATCAGTCATTATCACTGGACTTCCAGCACCGTTTTCTGCAACAGTCACAGTCGTCAAGGCTGAGGAATACCATTTCACCGCAGCAATTACAAATGCAGACGTTACGTTGCGCGAGATCATTCCAACAGGTACTGCAACACTTTCAGGCTATTCCGCAGCTGATATTTATGCAAACAGCGCGCCAATTGAATCAGCCGTCCTTGCAGTTAGCGTGGAAGTCTTTCAATCACGAGTTGCAGCAGGTGGACAAATTGAAGGCGTAGATTTTGCTTCAAC